CACACATTGGCGCAACTTAGGGGCGTTAGATGACGACCACCTTTGGCAGCAATGGCGGCGGCTTTGCGAAGAACCCGGCCTAATCGAAGACGCAGCCCAATGAAAATATCGGTCATAATTCCTGTTTTTAATCAAATAGCGTTCACCATAAAATGCTTAGAATCGTTAGCACGACATGACCCGGTGCATGAAATTATCGTTATTGACAACGGTTCCACAGACAGTACCGCACAACAATTAGACATTTTATCTGACGCAATCACAGTAATAACAAACGACGTAAACCGAGGGTTTGCGGTTGCGTGCAATCAAGGCGCAGAAGCAGCAACCGGCAACATTCTTTATTTTCTCAACAATGACACAATCGTGCACCCCGGCTTTACCCGCATGGTATTGATGTTAGAAAACCCTGACGTGGGCATTGTCGGCCCCAAACTTGTCTACCCTGACCTTTCAATACAGTCGGCAGGCATAGCGGTAGATTTTGACAGGCCGTTAGGGTTAGAAGCATGGAACCTTTGCATTGATTGGACTAACGAACCGACAGATGTTTTTGCGGTTAGTGGCGCGGCGTTAGCGATACGGAAAGAAACGTTTGAAATTTTAGGCGGCTTCGATCAGCAATACTGGAACGGTTACGAAGACGTAGATTTGTGCTTAACTTCTATTTTTAGCGGCTACCGCAACATCTATTACCCGCGTTCTTTGATTACCCATTTTGAATCACAGTCAGGCCCAGAAAGATTTTCAGCGGTAACCGCAAACGTAAACCTTCTTCGTAAAAAGTGGGAAACGAAACTATGACCATAACCAACGGCTATGCCACACTCAACGAATTTAAGGCGTACCTGTTCCCTTCTAGTAACTATGGAACGGCAGAAGACGCACAAATGGAAGCGGCGATAGAAACCGCTTCCCGCATGATTGACGAACACACAAGCCGGCGTTTCTACTCTGACGCGAACGCTTCTGCACGTTCTTATTGGGCCGACGATCCAACACGGGTGGTAGTGGACGATTTTTCAACCACTACCGGGCTAATTATTAAAACAGACACAGGCGACAACGGAACTTACGACCAAACTTGGGCTGCAAACGAATACTTTGTAGAACCTGTAAATGGTGTTGTGGGCGGTGTCGCAGGCTGGCCTTATTATGTGATCGTGGCGACAGTTCCGAAACTTTTCCCGGTGTCAGGTCGCAGGCCACGAATTCAAGTAACTGCCCGTTGGGGTTGGGCTGCCGTGCCGAAACCTGTAAAGCAGGCTTGTCTTATTTTGGCTGCACGCATCTACCGCCGGGCGCAAACCCCTGAAGGTTACGCTTCCGGCGAATCGTTTGGGGCTATCAGGGTTTCGTCAAAAATTGATCCTGATGCACAAATGCTGCTTGCCCCATATCGCAAAGCCGGCGGTTACGGTTTGGTGGTCGGCTAATGGATTTGCAAACAGTACGGCAAAGATTAACTTCAGCAATTGAAGAAGTGGATAACTTGCGCGTTTACGATTCTGTCCCAGCGCAAATTTCACCGCCAGCGGCAGTAATCATTTTAGGCGAAGGCACCTATTCGCAAGATTTTGACGCAGGAATGTTAGTTAATTACACGGTGCTGGTTTTGCTCACCCGTGCCGACGACCGCCACGCGCAAGAACGTTTAGACGAATTTTTGTCAGACGGTGGCGTAAACGACACCATCTACACGGCAATCAGCAACGACCCAACTTTGGACGGCAGTTGCGATTCTGCACGGGCAGTAGGTTGGAACCAACCGGCCACATTCACCATTGCCGGCATTGACTACATAGGCGCAGAAATATCGGTGGAAGTTTTAGGCTAAAAATGCGAATTTTGACAGTTGAGCCCGGCCCCGAATTTTCAGTAGCGGACGTTCACAACGGCTACCGGAAAGCGTTTCAACAACTAGGCCACCAAGTACGGAATTTCAATCTTGGCGACAGAATCACGTTTGCAGAAAACGCTTTGCCGCCAATGCCAGCAAAAGAAAAAACTGCAACAGCAGCCCGCATGGTTGCAGAACAGTTACGCGCAGCCTGTTTTGATTTTTGGCCTGATCTGGTCGTAATCACTTCAGCGTTTCTAATCCCACCAGAAACTTTCGACATTATCCGGGACAGGCGCATAAAAATTGCGGTCATTCTCACAGAATCACCGTATGAAGACCCCACGCAGATTGGGATAGCGGCACGGTCAGATTTAGCGGTCATAAACGATCCAATCAATCTAAACGAATACCGCAAACACCAACCAAACACCCACTACATAGGCCACGCCTACGACCCCGAACTGCACAAACCGCAAATAATAAACCCGAACTATCAGGCAGACTTTGGTTTTGTCGGTACAGGGTTTCCCAGCCGGGTCGAATTTTTAGAACAAATAAACTTTGACCAACTGACTGTAAAACTTGCCGGCAACTGGCAACAATTAGACGCAACCAGTCCGCTAGCAAAACATTTGCTGCACCACGAAAGCGGCTCGTTTCCCAACAGCGAAACCGTCCGCTTCTATTCGTCTATCAAAGTTTCAGCGAACCTGTACCGTAAAGAAGGCGCAGACGGCCATTTAACCGGGTATGCGTGCGGGCCACGCGAAATAGAATTAGCGGCCGTAGGTACTTTCTTTTTGCGTGAATCTCGCCCAGAATCAGACGAACTTTTTCCGATGCTGCCAACATACGAAAGCCCACAACACTTTTCTGAACTTTTACACAAATGGGTTACAGATGATCGGCAACGGCAACAGGCTGCACGTTTGGCACAATTAGCCGTTAAACCCCGAACCTTTACCAACAATGCCCTGTTGTTGTTGGAACGTCTAGACACCAATTAACACCCATAGGGAGAAACTACAATGGCAAGACGACATGGCCGCAACGGCCGCCTTTACTTAGGTGTTGCATCTTCGGCTGCAAACCCTTCTTCTGTCGCATTTCTGCGCCAATGGTCAGCAGAATTCGCAGTAGACACCCAAGAAGTAACCGCGTTTGGTGACACAAACAAAACCTACCTTTCAGGTTTGCCAGATGCGCAGGGATCATTTAGCGGCTTTTGGGACGATGCCACCGCACAGTCCTACACCGCAGCAATTGATGGTGACGCCCGCAAGTTTTACCTTTACCCGGACATCACCAACGCCCCAACCGTTTACTGGTATGGAACAGGCTTCTTCGATTTCTCAATCGACGCGCCCGTAGACGGACCGGTTACGGTTTCTGGTTCGTGGCGTGCCGCTGGACCTGTCAGCAAGCAAGGCTAAATTTTCGTGCCTAATCAGGTTTACGTTACGAACTTGCGCGAAACACGCCAGTTTCTAAGCAAGTTCGCACCCGACCTGATGCCCATTTTTCGACAGGAAATGAAAACCGTTATTGACACGGTAACAGTTCCGGCTATTAAGCAGCGGATTCCTGTTAAAAGCGGCAATGCGCGTAATTCTGTTCGTGCAGTTGCCGGCGGTAATGTTTATTACATTAAAGCCGGTAACGCACGAACGCCTTACTATGGTTGGCTAGACTTCGGCGGCCGTTTAACTGGACGTGGCCGAGGCCGCAACCAAATCATTTCCCGGCCAATCGTTAAAGGTGGCCGTTACATTTACCCCGGCTTGGCTTCAACCGCAGACCAATTAGTGGAAGCAGCAGGCCGGGCTTTAGATCAAATTATCCAAAAAGCAACGTAAGGAAACCCCGACCATGTTTGATAAGTACCGAGTCACCTACAGCGACGGAACCAGCAACGAAGTTTTAGGCAAAAAATCTGACGTAGTTAGGTTTGAACGCAAATACAAAATGCCTGTTGCCAACTTGCTTTCCGATAACGCCATTTACACAGAACACCTTTGGTTCTTTGGTTGGTGCGCTGAAAAACGTGAAGGCAACACAGAACTTGATTTTGACGACTGGGTAGAAACAATTGAAGCGGTCGAAATTTTGACCGTTGAGAACGAAAACCCTACGGCCCCGAATCCTTCACCTACGCCCTAGCGGTGTTGGCGATTGATTCGGGCATACCTATGACGGTTCTACTAAAAGAACCTGACGATTTTTTACAAACAATGTTTGACGTTTTGGCACGTCGGGCAGAAGCGCAAACCTACGGCCCCGACTCTAAACGATGGGACGAATAGCAGATGGCTAAGTCAAGAGAAGTAAAAATTGCAGTCGTAGGTGACGCTTCACAGTTGCAACGTGAAATGCAAAAAGCGCGTGCATCTATGGGCGATTTTGGCGCAGCAACAGAACGCGCGCAATCTGCGCTTGGTTCGTTCTTGATCGGCGGCGCAGCCATTTTGGGTGCAAAAAAATTGGTGGACGCAGCAGCAGAATTAGAACAGGCAGTAGGTGGCACAGAAGCAGTTTTTGGTTCTGCCGCAGAAGCAGTAGGCGAATTTGCAAAAAGCGCAGCGCAACTTAGTGGCCTATCTGAAAACGCTGCACGCACTTTAACTTCCCGACTTGGTGCTGGGTTGCGTAGTGTCGGTTTCACCGCAAAAGAAGCAGCGCAACAGTCAATTTTCTTAACGCAAGTTGGTGCAGATTTAGCAGCAACCTTAGGCGGCACAACTGAAGAAGCAGTTACAGCATTAGCCGCAACATTCCGCGGCGAATATGACCCAATTGAACGCTACGTTGGCGGTTTGAAGGCAAGCACAGTTGCCGCTAAAGCAGTTGCTATGGGCTTGGCAGAAACTGAAAATGACGTTTCTTCTTACGCTAAAGCGCAAGCAACTTTGGCTTTGATTACTGAAAATTCTGCGTTTGCACAAGGCCAATTTGTGCGCGAATCGAAAACTGCGCAAGGTGCTGCCGCTATTGCTCGTGCAGAAACTCAAGACACAGCAGCAACAATTGGCAAATCTTTGCTACCTATTTACACCCGATTGGCTGAAACTTTAGGCGTGGTTGCTAATGCTTTCGGCGCATTGCCGGCCCCGGTGCAAACAGGCATTTTGGCTTTTACTGGTATTGCGTTAGTTACTAAACCATTAACTGAAGGCATACGCGCCTTAAGTGATGTTATGCGCGCATTGAAACCTGCTTTTGATAATGCAGTTTCAAGTTTGTTTAGTTACAAAACTGAAGTTACTTCAATTGGTAAAACGCAAGAAACTTTAGCGAAACAAACACCTAACTTAACTTCAGCATTTAACGGTGTAACAGCAGCGTTGGGCGCAATTGGTATTGCCGTAACGGCAGCGGCAGTTATTTGGACTATTTACAACAATGAACAACAGGCTGCAAAAAAGGCCGCTAAAGATTTTGGCGACACTTTAGACAAAAACACCGGTCAAATTACGGCAAACACAACTGCGCTTTTCCGGCAAACTTTGCAAGACAAAAACCGCATTGACAACCTGAACAAAGCCGGCATTTCAGTAGAAGAATATACAAAAGCAATTACTTCTAACGAAAACGCAGTTTCTACATACGTTAAAACTTTAGCCATAGAAGGCATTGTTGGACGTGATTCTGAACGTGCCCGCCAAAACGCTGTTGATAAAATTAGAGCCGAGGGTGGCGCACGAAACGAACTTATTGCCACTTTGGTTGAACAAAAGGCGTTAGATAGCGGTTTGTTAAGTCAAATCATTGACAACACTAAAGCCAATGATGAAAACATCAAAAAAATTCGTGATCGTGCCGAAGAACAGGCAAGGGCAGCTGGCGCATCAAAGGAAGATGCGAGCGCAGCGGCAGATGCAGCGATTGAAGCGAAACGGCAGGCTGACGCTACAGCGGAACTTAACGACCAATTGCGTAAAAAAATTGATCTTCTTTTTGAAGCGGCAACTGGTCAAATCAATTTGGAACAAACCGGCATTGCTGCCCGTAAAGCAATTGAAGATTTTAACGAAGCGCAACGTGACGGCAAAAAATCTGCTGACGAACGTCGGGCGGCAGAATTAAACGCGCAGGAAGCCATTTTGCGGGTTGGTCAGGCGGCAGTTAAAGCCGCTGAAGACCAAAAGGGAAGTGCGCTTAGTGCCGCTGAATCTTCCGCTATTCAAATCTTTCAGTTATCGAATTTGGCTAATACGCTTGCGCCCGGTTCACCATTGCGCGTTTACATTGAACAATACATTGCCAAACTAAACGCAATCCCACCCAAAAAAGAAACTATTGTTTCTGTTGAAACTGCCGTTGCAATTGCACGAATTCAAGAACTAAACGACCGAATCACAAACTTTTTATCCCGAATCGGTATCAGAATACCAAGTAACTTTTTCCCCTTCGGAATAGGTACACGCTGGACTGGCGGCCCGGTAGATGAAAACAAACCGTATTTGGTTGGCGAGAAAGGCCCAGAACTTTTCGTGCCTTCGTCATATGGTCGAATTGTGGACGCCTTCGGAACCAGTAAAACAATGGGGGCAGGAATGGGCGGTGCTTCTATTAGCAGCCCCAACAATTACAGCATTACCGTTAATGTTTCACCTATGACAGATTCAAGCGCAGTAGGCAAAAGTGTTGTGGAAGCAATCACCGCCTACGAACGTCGCAACGGCAGCGGGTGGAGATCGTGACCGAAACTTTTGACGATGGCGTAACACTTAGCGTAGAAATTTCTTTTGATGCCCCATCTGTAGAACCCCCAACTTGGGTGGACTTAACGGACAAGGCGCAACAGATAGAGATAGAACGCGGCCGCAGTTACGAACTAGACGACTTTCAAGCCGGACGTGCGGTAGTTCGGTTTGACAACCGGGACCGAATGTTAGACCCCACCTTTTCGGGTGCTTATTCGGGATTGCTGCCAATGGCACGTTTGCGAATTAGGGCCACGCAAAACGCAAAGATGTACGATCTTTTTTACGGCTACATCAATAGTTGGCCTACCGCATACGAAAAAAACGATTATGCGCAGACGACAATTACAGCGTTTGATGCGTTGGCGGTTCTTAATCAGGACAGTTTGGAAAGCAGTCATCTAAAAAATGCGCTTACAAAAATTGACCCTTATGTTTGGTATGCGTTTGAAGAAACTAACGGGTCCACTGTCATTGTTGATAAGTCGGGCAATGGCATAAATGGTATTTACGGTACTGGTTCTGCCGGTGGTATTGGTGGCGAAGATTTAGGAACAATTAACTACCAACAAAACCCTGTTCCTTTCGGTGATGCCGACGGAAAATCTGTTGATTTAGAAGACCAATGGCCGCTTCTATTCGACCAGTATTCAGTATTAAAAAACAGCCAATTTAATAGGTTGCCATCTTCCAAAAATCTTTTTGCAGAATCAAATTGGACAGTTGCCGTTGCATGGACAAAAACGAGTAATGCCCAATCAACCATTTTTTCCACCTGTCGCGATTTTGTAAAAAGAACTGGCGGTGGCGGTATAGGGCCAACAGTTTTAAGTTTGCCGTCAGAAAGCCAAAGGGCATTAACCACTTATAACAATAGAGTTAAATTGCAGCACGCTGGCGTTGAAATGCTTTTTACAAATGACAATCTTACCTACACAAACAGCGGCACTTATTTAGCGGTCATTACACGCGATAACGCAACTATTTCAATGCGTGTTTTAGCTTTTGACAGCAATGGCGTTTTGAAAGCAGATATAACAGGCACAGATACGTTAAGCGGTGACGCACTTTCGACAGACGCTTACGAAGTTTGGTTGGCGGCAGATCGCGGTTACATTTACGATATTTGGACTACCGGTAGCAATGTTCCCCCAGCAGGTCAAATGGCCGCCGCTGTATGCCCGCTGCGGGGACGTTTAGACGAGTTCGCCTATTGGAACCGCACATTGAACGCTACAGAACAGGCAGAAATTATTTCTGCATATAGCGCAGCCTGGCCTAACGAATTGACAGGCGCACGAATTAATCGTGTTTTGGATACAGTCAGTTGGTCTTCAACAAATCGAAGCATTGATATTGGCACGGCTACGGTTGAGCAAGGTACTTTGGGTGGTGACGCTTTAAGTTACATAAAAAAAGTGGCATTATCTGAAAATGGTGTTTTGTTCGTGAATGGTGCTGGCAAAGTTGTTTTCCAGGATAGGTCAAATTATTTGACGGACGGTAGCAACATTCAAATTAAGTTCAGTGACAAAATCACAGTCGCAGATACAGCAACCTACAACGACCCCAACTACACCTATAACGCTGCGATTGAATATCAGGGCGCGATTGGTTACGAAGACATTCAATACGCCGGTTATGACGACCGGCTAGTAGCAAACGTCATAGATGTAGCCTATTCAAATGGTACCGCTACCGCTCGTGATTCTTCGTCTTATGACCGTTACAGGTGGCGCAAACAATCAGTTGATACGTTACTAACGACACAAACCGCAGCTTCACAACTAGCAAACGTGCGGTTAGGCCGTTACGCAACCCCGCAAGTTAGGGTTGCGTCAATTGTCGCCAACCCTCGCCGCTATCCTGCAAACGCTTGGTCTCCACTGTTAGGGGCAGAAATCGGCCAGGGTGTAAACGTAATCAGAACACCTATACGAAACAGCACCAGTTTTAGTATTCCCTCTGTCATTGAAGGGGTGCGTCATTCGATTGACGCAGGGGAAAAATCTTGGCGTGTTACGCTTACCCTTTCCCCGTTTGAACAGAACAACTATTTAACTTTCGATAACGCAGTAAAGGTTTGGGACTCTACCCGTTGGGGTCCATGAAAAGGAAAAAACGATGCCATTTACAACACCCGCAACGGTAGCTACTGGTTCTGTTGCATCTTCAATCGCTTACAATTCCCAAGTTATTAATAACATTGCTTGGTTGGGTTCTGACGCGCCAGCGTGCCAGGTGTACCGCAATTCAAACCTTTCTGTTGCTAATACTTTAGACACAGTAGTGGCCTACAATTTAGAAAGTTTTGACAACGCAAATATGCACGATGCGGTTACGAACACTAGCCGTATTACTATTCCCACTGGCGGCGGCGGTTTATATCAAATTTTAACTACCGGCATTTTTGCTACAAACGCTACTGGTGTACGTCGTTTAGATATTTTGCTTAATGGCGGTACTTTAATTGGTCGCACCGGCGTTCTTGGCAATTCGTCAGGTAAGGCCTTTATGCAAACTTCTGCGTTTTATCGTTTGAACGCTGGCGACTATGTAGAAACGCAAGTTTTTCAAAATTCGGGCGGCGCGTTGGACTTTGAATACGCTGCAAGTTATGCCTCATTCTTTACCGTTCTATGGATTAGGAACTAATAATGGCAACCAATTTTCCAAACTCGTTAGATGCGTTTACCAACCCGACCGCTTCAGATACACTGGCTTCAGTTCCGCACGCATCGCAGCACGCAGACGCAAACGACGCAATTGAAGCGTTAGAAGCCAAAGTTGGTATTAATAGTGCAACGTCTACTTCTACGCTGGAAGTTCGCGCGCCTTCAATTGTTACTTCGTCTACGCGCCCTACTGGTGTTTCGGGTCGGTTGATTTATGAAACTGACACAAAACGCCATATGGTGTATGTAGATGGCAGCGAACAGTGGCAGCCGCTTGCGCCTCGCACAGGTTACAAAAATGCGATTATTAACGGTGACTTTCGTATTAATCAGCGTGAATTTAGTTCGACAACCACCGCAGGCTATGGCTTTGATCATTGGAGATCAATTTTTAGTGGTGGCACTGTTACTTATTCGTCACAAAGTTTTATTACTGGTGTTGGTCCATCTACTGGCTATGAACCAAGCACATATGCACGTCTTGTTAGTGCATCTCAAACTGGTGTTAATGATTTTGCAAAATTGCGTCAGCCAATTGAAAACGTCCGTACTTTTTCAGGTTCTAAAGCCACAATTTCTTTTTGGGCGCGCGCTGGTTCAGGAACACCAAAAGTAGCAATTGAACTTAATCAATACTTTGGCACAGGCGGTGCGCCATCGTCGGAAGTTAATATTTATGCCGGACAAATAACACTTTCTACGTCTTGGGTTCGTTATTCAGTTTCTATTGATGTGCCATCTTTAGCAACTAAAGTTATTGGAACAAATGCGAATACTTCGTGTTTGTTTTTAGATTTTTGGACTTCTGCTGGTTCAACTTATAATTCGCGCACTGGTTCGCTTGGTCTTCAAAATGTAACTGTTGATTTTTGGGGCGTTCAAATGGAACGCGGGTCCATAGCAACAGATTTAGAAGAACGACCTATTAATGTGGAATTACAATTATGCCAGCGTTATTATCAGCGATGGAAAACCGGTTACGTGATTATGCCAACTATTGCGGTTGGTGCAACAAATGTTAATAGAGGGAATTTTTGGCTTCCGGTTTCAATGAGAGATACGCCAAATACTTCAATTAGTGGCGCGCAAGCAGAAGGACACCATACAAACGCGCCAACAATCACTTCTGTCACCCCTCAAATGGTTTACCTTGATTACACCGGTGCTAATTATCGTGGTGGCGGAATTAGTCTTATTTATACTTTTCTTGCTTTTGAATCGGAGTTCTAATGCCAATTTTTATGACAACTACAAATGTGGCAGGCGATATTTTAGTTATTCGACGTGACGATAACGGGACGGAATGGTGGTTGGCCGAACGCGAAAATGATCCTGAATTTATTGAATGGTTACAAGACGGTAACGAGCCGTTACCGTGGCCGCAACCATTTCCTGAACCTGAAACCGCGCAAGAAAGATTTTAGTAAATGATCGATATTAATTCACCGTATTTAGAAGAAGGCGTTGTGCCGCTGCTTGCTTTCGACGAAGATTTAGAAAGTTTGCCGGACCCTAACGAAGGCGAAATGCAAGGCGAAGTTTTACCTGATGATTGGAAACCGTAATGGCTACTGTAGATGAAACGCTTAATTTGGCACGCTCGTTTTTAGGTGAAGGGCCAAAACGGTTCACCGATTGGTACCCTGCCTCACCAACAACGCCGTGGTGCGCCATTTTCCAATCGTATGTTTTGACGGCTACAGGTCAGCCGTTGCATTACGCTTGGGTTTCCGGAATGTTTGACGCATACCGCGCGCAAGGTCGTAACAGTTACGACGTACGCAGCGCGCAACCAGGCGATTTAGTCGCATTTGAATATGGCGAAAACAATGGCGGTTACGATCATATCGCAATGGTTGAATCTGTACCTATTGACGGTTCAGGCCTTGTTTGCATTAACGGCAACTGGCAAAACCGTGTGCAGCGTGTCCTGCATCGCTTTGACCGTTCCGGCTATGCGGGTGGCATTAAAGAAATTGCGCGCCCGTTCTATACTTCCCCAACACCGACCCCTACACCTGACGAGGACGAAATGAAATCTGTAATTATGTTTGACAAACGCTACAACCCTGCACGCGGTTTTCATGCTTGCGGAAATACAAAGGTTGCTTTAACGAGCATGGATCAAGTGCAAATGCTGCAATTTCTTGGCGTTCCTATTGTTGATGCCCCTAACGAATGGATTGACGCACTGGCGACATTGCCACGAAATGACGGCGTAGTTTAGAAAGCAGATGGGGCCGGTTTTGTTATGCAATGGGAACCAATACTTGCCGCTGCCACGACTGGCCTACTAGCCTTAATAGGCGTTATTTGGCAGTCCCAAAAAACGCGTCATGTGAACAGCCGAGAACACGCAGACAGTCAAGCGAAACTAGACAAAATTGCCAACAACGTAGAACGCATTTCGGACAAAGTAGAAACCGTTTCAGATCGTTTAGATGACCATATTGTGATGCACCGCATGGCCGAAAGGAAATCTTGGTGGCGTAAATGACCTTTGCAGATGAAGTTTCCCGACAACTTCCCAACGCTAACAAATGCAAACTTTGCATTTACGTTGCAGGGTTAGACAGTAAAGAAAGGGCAGACGTGCAGGCAGTTATCGCAAATTCTGATTACCCGGCAACTGCTATTGCACGGGCGTTAAAACAACGTGGTTTAACTATTTCTGATTCGACCGTACAAAGATGCCGGCAGCGTCATGTCATTTAACGAAGAAGTGAAAGCGGCAACTTCGCGACGTAACCGCAACCACCCTAAAGGGTGGGAACCGGGGCTTGTGTGGGACGGCCGAAAAGGTGCGGTAACGACCGTTGCGAAAGACGTTCCTTCTGACGGCCTTTGGGCTGCGATTATTGCCGATTGGGGCTTGGACCCTTCTTCTACACAGATTGTTGAAGGTTCGGTACAAATTCGTGCATGGGACGCACCCGGCGGCGAACGCCTGCGCTATTACCGTGCCACGATCCAATCGGCACAAGCCACAGATGACGAAGCGCAGGTGGACATTGACCGCCTTTGCCGCATGGTCGAAAAACGTAAACCTTTCAAACCTGCACCACCAGTTGCCACAGATAGGGCCCTAGTTTGCCTTCTAACGGACTGGCAGTTAGGTAAGGCAGACGAACCTAACGGCGGCACAGAACAGACCGTGCAACGCATTTGCGAAGTTTTAGACGCATTGCCTGAAAGGTTGCAGACCGCTAAACGGTTAGGGCGAGAATTTGAAGCCGTCTATTTGGTCGGTTTGGGTGACATTGTGGAACAATGCGCCGGCCATTATCCGTCCCAACAATTCAAAGTAGATTTGGACCGACGCGAACAAATGCGGCTAGCCCGCCGGCTCATTCTGCGAGCAGTAGACAACGTGCTGCGGTTCGCGCCCCGGATCGTTTTAGCGGCCGTTCCCGGTAATCATGGTGAGAACCGGCAGAACGGCAAGGCATACACGCGCAGCACAGATAACGACGATTTGGCAGTTTTTGAACAGGTAGCAGAAATTTTGGCTGCGAACCCTGACCGTTACGGCCATGTAACCACCGTGCTAGCCGAAGGGAACACGCTTACGTTAAACATTGCTGGCGTTCCTGTAGCGTTTGCGCACGGCCACAAGGCCGGCCAATCAGGCCACCCGGCTGCCAAATTAGAAAAGTGGTGGGCTGGTCAAGTGATGGGCAGCCAGCCCGTTGGTGATGCCGCCATTTTATTTACCGGCCATTTTCACCATCTGATCGTTTCGGAAACTACCGGCAGGACGTTTATTCAAGCACCGGCGTTAGATGGCGGTTCGGAATGGTGGACTGACATTAGCGGCCAGTCAAGCCCTGCCGGCTTTCTCACCATCGGCGTTGGTGCCGCGTATGGTGGGCGGGCTTGGGGTGACCTGCAAGTGCATACTTTAGATTTTTAGAAAGGGCGAAATGATGGCAGACGAATACGAAGACGAAATGGAAGAAACCGAAGAAGAAGCGTATGTGGACGCGGCTTGGCCTTCGATTCTTTTAGATGCGTTCGCTTTGGTGCATGGCAACCGTGGCAGGCTTTATAACCACCCGTGGAAAGACTACGGAATGGTCACGCAACTGTTTAATACTTCAGTTGGTGACGACCTTTTGACACCTGCCGAAGGCGTCTATTTTATGTTGTGTGTGAAAATGGCCCGGTTGGCTAATGGTTTGCAGCAAGGTTTCCCCGCTGAACTTTTGCAAGACACTTTGACTGACATTGCGGGTTATGCCGACGCGCTTTGGGGCGTATTGTTAAACCCTGAACCTTTAGAGGAAGAGGAATTGGACGAGGAAGAGTACGAAGATGACGATTACTGAACCTGATTTGATCCCTTTGCCGGTTGAAGAAGAACCAGAACCTTACGACCCGGACGAACACGAATACCCAGACGAGCAGGAATACCCTAAAAAAGATTGGAACATTTAATGAATAAGCAATTTGTGAAAGCAGCAGCGGAACGGGCGTTGAAGACGTTTGCGCAAACTTTGGCTGCGTTGGTGACTGTCGCACAGTTCGATTGGTTTAACGCTGATTGGGGGCAATTGTTGGGGACTGCTGCCGCAGCCGCATTTGCGTCTATTTTGACTTCTATTGCTTCGGAACCGTTCGGCCCTAGTCATTCCCCTAGTTTGGTGGAAGAGATGCCTAAAATTGAATTTGAGGGCCGTTCAGGGCCTTTGCCGTAACTTTTTAGCCCGTTCACGGAAAGCACTTTGCCCTGCTTTTCGATTTGCCACACCCCTCGCTGCCGGGGGCAACGATAAAGAACGGGCTATTTGGGGGCAGGACTCGCCACCGCCGGGCTAGAAGTCCTGCCCCCGTTTTTTTACCTATCCGTCCACACCCCTTGACAGGTCTGTTATTGTGTCTTTTGTGGGCAGGCGGCCCACACCCAACAAACAAACTAAACACAAGGAAGGCAGCACAATGGGCAGTAAAACAGACCGCATTTATCAGTCTTTGAAAGAACGCGACGATCAGCGCGGCAGCGACGGCATACGAAAAGTTTGTGTAGGCGACGTTCACAAAATTCAAATCTTAGGTTCTGAAACTTTAGAACTAGAAGTAGTTGATGTGGACGAGCGCAGCCGCATTGTTTATTGCGAAGATCAACACAACCTTACCCATGTTGTGCGCGTCTTTAACGATTACAACCACATGGCAGAAGCCTTTTGGACCTACGACGTGATCGGGTGACCATGAACGAAATGTTTGCATTTGAACATAAAGCGTTAGACGAAATATCAGACGCACTACATAACCTTTTAGCGGTCGCACAAATAGATTACGACCGTTTCCAAAACCATTTAACAGTCGTACAAAGCCAACTTGACCAGTTAGCGGAATGGGGCGAAAGGCTGAAAAACAACCATGACGCTTAACTACGATTGGGAAACTGTAGAAAAAGGCACGCCAGTAAAAGTAGTTGGCGAGCGTGGCAACTTCACATTCTGCAAGCAAGACAAAAACGGAGACATTGAAGTGTACGGTGGCGCAAACGGCCACCTAATGTTCCGCACCTTCACCGCAAACAGAATACGAATCAAAGGCAAACGACGCACAGAAAAGGCAACCAATGTTTAGGAAACTGTCACAAAAAATAGGTTTTATGAAAAACAGGCAATGGTTAGATGACCAAAATTTTGAAGGTATCCGCTGCCTGAACTGTCGGGCAGAATTTTTAGAACCGACCGCAGAAGAAACAGTAGGCGCATTTTTACAACACCCCTGCAAAAGTAAGGTGAACTAATGAAAACCATTCAAACAGTCGTTTACACGATCGCAGTAATTGTTGGGCTAGTGACATTGAATGAATTTTTAACCTACTGGCCTGCCATGCCGCTAGCAGCCCCCGTTTCTGCCGCAGCGTTGTTTGCGGGTGTAGGCTTCACCGCCTACCTACTAGGCAAGGATTAGCCAATGGGAAACCTAGAACTACTCATGGTTGCGTTCTGCATCAGCGCATTTTTGTTAATGGTGGCTATTGTTGAAAGTTGGATTTTCTGATGGCGAACGCGAACAAAGCGAAAGGCAGCCAAGCGGAACGGCAAGTGCGCGACTTCCTGCAACAGCAAGGCGTAGATTGTGATCGTGTCCCGGCAGGCGCAACTAAAGACGTAGGGGACATTTTCACCTACGATAAAAAATGGCCTGCCATTCAAGTTAAAAACCATAAAACGATCCAGTTGGGGGTTTGGGTGACAGAAGCGCAACAGCAAGCCGAACACGCAAACCGTTTAACTTCTATTGTGGTGCATAAACGCAAAGGCAAAGGCAGCCCGGCGGACTGGTATGTGACCACCACTTTGCAAGATTTCGTAAACCTTATGAAAGGCGCACAATGAAACCCGAAAAGCACCAATTGAAAAAGTGGTTGCACGTCAGCAACGGCCTACTGCCATTGCAATTAGATAACGAACTAGACTGGGAACTACGCGAATATGTTGTAGAAGCCCGCATTGCCATTGTTGAAATGGTGGAACATATTCGACGTTTGCAAGAGATCGAAAAAATGTTGCGGGCAAGTTTGGAAGAAACAACAGATTTTGACTGATGAAAGCGGCACGACCAATACACCTATGGCATGAAAAAGCGGCTTGCAAAGGCAAAACTGACCTGTTTTTTCCTGAACCGGGAAAGGTAGAAAACAACAGAACGAAACTGGCGAAACAAACCTGCAAAACCTGCCCTGTATTTGACGACTGTTTAGCGCACGTTACTTACAACATAGAACGCTACGGAATCTGGGCAGGCATGAATGTGAAAGAACGCAGCAGACACAGGGCAAGGCTTGGCATTAAGTTGTCTAGCGTTCCGCACGGCTACCGCACCAAATGGGAATCCGGCTGCCGTTGTCACATCTGCGTCACAGAATACGGCGAATAACACACAACCCCGAAAGGCAGCACAAATGGACACATTAGGACCAACAATCGAAAAATTGCGGTATGGCCGCTACCAGATCAAACCGCCCGGCAAAAACGCACGCACCGGCTACACACGCGCCACAACCATCACCAAAACGTTAGACGACCAATCTTCACTTATACCGTGGAACGCAGCACGAACCGCAATCGGCATAATTAAAGAACCGCATTTGTTTGCCGCTATCGCAGCGTGCGACCCGGAAAACAAAAAAGAACTTTACGACCTGTGCGAAAAAGCGGCAGAAGCGGGCGGGTCAGCAACCCGACGTGAGCAAGGCACAGCAATACACAAGTTTTTAGAACGCAAACTAGAAGACCCAACCTATGCACCGCCGGCCCCTTACGACCAAGACGTGCAATCAATCCTGCAAGCATTAGATAACGCAGGTTTAACAGTCATGCCGGGCCTTTCAGAATTCGTAGTCGTCAATCATGACCTGAAAATTGCTGGCACGGCAGACCTAGCGGTGCAAGACGCTAACGGAAACATTTACGTTGCTGACCTTAAAACTGGTTCATCAGTCAAATATGGGGCGCAAGCATGGGCCATACAGTTGTTCATTTACGCCACCGGCAACGCCATCTACCATCATGCAGTAAACGAAGCGGACGATTACGAAACGCCTTTGCCGGCTTTCGACCAGCAACGCGGCATTGTTTTACATTGCGAACCAGCATCAGGCAAAACCGACCTTTATTGGATTGACCTAACAGTAGGCAAAGACGGCTTAGAACTTGCCTTAGCAGTTCGCAAACATCGCAACATAAAACCGTTAGAACCGTTCACAATTACTGAAGCGACCACCAATCTTAAAATGGTTGCAGAAGAACAGTATGTGGACGAACTTTGGCGGGTTTCAGCGACCGAACAGATCAAAGAGATTTTGCAACACCCGGACGCTGCGAAAGATTTGCAATGGCCGGCAAACATACCCACCCTGAAAAGCGGGCTGCCGATCACAGTTCAGCAAGGGCAAACAATTAACGACCTGCTGACCGTCATTTTCAAAATTCACCAACTGCCACTAATGCAAGTTGCGCCACCGCAAACAATCAAAGAACCCGAACCGGTCACACAACCCGAACCTGAACCGCAACCTGAACGGAAACCTTTACCGCCAGTTCACAACCTAGACAAGCCAGAAGACCCGCAAGTAACAGAAGATGACATTGCCGGGCTGCGTGTTCAAATTCAATTTTTGACAGAACCGCAACGTTGGTGGGCGCAAAACCATTTAGAACAGTTGCGCGAAGAATGTTTAACTGTCGCTTTGCTGCCACCTACCGGGCAACCGTATTTGCGGAGATGGAACATTACGGCAACAATTCTGAACATGGCTGTTTTTGAAGATGACGAAATGCTGCAAGGCGTCGTTAAAGCCTGCACAAAACGGGCTTTCAAAACCACCGCAGACGGCTTAGGGCATTTGACAATTAAACAGTCCGAAAAGGCGTTTGAATTGTCGCAACAGATCGCGCACGAAACATTGATACCGGCTTGGACTGACGCCGGCCAAATCAAGTTCGTGCCAAACCCTCACCAAATCGGTGCGGAATAACAACACACAAAAGAGAAAGAAGCAAAAACATGATTGACCCGACATTGGCAAAATCACTTACCGAAACTTCCAACGTGGCAAAGTTCCCAAACGTAGGCGACAAGGTAGTAATCAAAATTACCGACCTGCAAGAACGTGAACAGACAGACTTCCGAACAGGTGAAGTTTTAACTTGGAAAGACGGCAGCCCCAAAAAGCAGTTCGTTTTTTACGGTGTGGACCAAGACACCGGCGAAGAAACCCGCATTTTTGCTAAAGGTTTCATGCTCGGCGCAATTAAAGACGCGTTGCGTGAAGCAAACGCAAACGTTGAAGAAGGCGGCGTTTTAGCGGTGCAGTTTTCGCACGAAGAACAAACCGAACCGGGCTTAAACCCTGCCAAAAAATATAAGGCGCAATACAAGCCACCGGTCAAAAGCATTAGTGCAGATGACCTGATTTAATTAACAAAATCTGCCCTGCCGTAACGACATATCCCCCACCCAAACCCCGACCGTTACGGCAGGGCAACCCAACCTAAGAAAGCAAACTAACGTGGAAAAACAACACCTACTTATCTGGTGTGACAACAACAACCGCTTCTACATTGACGCGGTGCATGGTGCCGACCGAATCACTCTCGCAACAGTTTCAGACCAAGCAGACGCAGAACAGATAGCAAGACATTTGTCTGGTTGGACAAGGCGAGAAGACGGACGGCCTTTCCCCATTCATCTTGGAAGGAACACAACACAATGAAATTGGGGCATTGTGCAAACCGTTATGAAAAAACCGTTACTGGTACTTTTATTTGTATTCGCTATTGCAACAGCAATGGCGGTACACCAACCGACAAAAACAACATTTACAGCAACAGCACAAACCAAACCTAACGAACCTTCGACACAAACGGCGGAAGAATACGCTTCGCAAGAAGCAGAAAGGCAACTTGTGGAATTTTTACAGGCAGCAGCAACCACCACGACGACAGTTAAACCGCGTGTAATCGCAACGCCACCAAATAACGATCCCGGCGACGGTTCCCGGTGGGACCAACTAGCAAAATGCGAATGTGGCGGCAATTGGGCGTGCAACACCGGCAACGGTTTCGGCGGCGGCCTACAATTCATGCACCAAAACAGTTATTCGTCATGGCGTAGTTTTGGTGGCACAGAATTCACTCAACACCCGTGGGAAGCGACCCGAGAACAGCAAATTGTTGTAGCGGAACGCATCTTGGCTTCTTCTGGTTGGCGTGCTTGGCCGGGCTGCTCACGCAAATTCGGGTGGATATAACGATGGATTGGTGGCCGTGGCTGCTATTCGCAGCCGAAATAATCGGCATAAGTTCAATCAGATACACAGCCAAAACCGGCAAATGGTGGGGGTGGCTGCTACCACTCGCAACAATGACCTGCTCGTGGGCCATCTACTCAATAACAACCCGGCAATGGGGATTCACCGCACTAACCGCCCTATGGGCCACAACCTACATAGCGAACGCACGAACTTGGAAAAGGAAAACACCCCGATGACCTACCAACTATTGCACGGCAACTGTTTAGACATACTAAAAACATTGCCTGACAATTCTATAGACGCAATCGTTACCGACCCGCCTTACGAACTTGGTTTTATGGGCAAAAAATGGGATGCGTCCGGCATCGCCTACAACGTTGAAATGTGGGAACAATGCTTGCGCGTGTTGAAACATGGCGGCCATTTGTTAGCGTTCGGCGGCACACGCACATATCACCGAATGGCGTGCGCAATCGAAGATGCAGGTTTTGAAATTCGTGACTCAATCCATTGGTTGTACGGATCAGGGTTTCCGAAATCGTTAGATGTTTCAAAAGCGATAGATAAAGCGGCAGGGGCAGATCGGGAGATTGTCGGAAAACACCCTAACCCCGGAAGTGTAAAGCCACGCATTGCAATGGGTGAACGCTGGAAAGCCGAACCCGACATAACCGCGCCGGCTACTGACGCAGCAAAACAATGGGAAGGTTGGGGAACCGCACTAAAACCAGCACACGAACCCGTCGTAGTCGCACGCAAACCACTAGACGGAACTGTGGCAAACAATGTTTTACAACACGGCACCGGCGCACTCAACATAGACGCAACACGCGCAAACGAACGCTGGCCTGCAAACCTAATCATTGACGAAACAATCGCAGAACAGCACCCCGAATGGGCTAACTACTTTTATTGCCCGAAACCGTCAAAACGGGAACGCAACGCAGGACTAGATGACCTTCCAAACAAACTAGGCGGATCGCTTGAAGGTGGAAACGACAAACGCAAGGGCGACAAGCCGCAACTTCAACTAACAAAAAACTTTCACCCGACTGTCAAACCGCTCGCCCTAATGCAATACCTAATACGGCTAGTAACACCACCCGACGGCACAGTTTTAGACCCGTTCGCCGGATCAGGAACCACACTCGCCGCAGCAATCCTAGAAAACAAAAATGCTATAGGCATCGAACTAACCGACGACTACCTACCAATCATCGAAGCGCGATGCCAATGGGCGACCGAACAAAAACAGCAGCAAACCGACCAGCAGCCAACTTTATTCGACGAAAGCACACCCCGATGACCGACACGCTACAAACCGCCTTGCAATACGCACAGCAAGGCTGGCATATCGTCCCAATCATGCCCGGCGAAAAACGGCCAGCAATCCAAAACTGGACAGAACACGCCACCAACAACCCCGAACAAATCCGCAACTGGTGGCAACAAAACCCAAACTACGGAATCGGCCTCGCCACCGGCCCACAATCAAAACTATTCGCAATAGACATAGACGTAACCGAAACAAAAAACGGCTACGACACACTCAACGATTTAGAAGAAACGTACGGCCAACTGCCCGAAACATTAACCAACCTGACACCAACCGGCGGCATGCACCTTATTTACCGTTGGCCAGACGGTGCAGACATACGAAACGATGCCGGCCGCAAACTAGGACCGGGCATAGACGTGCGCGGCAACGGCGGCCAAATCCTTATCCACCCGTCACAACACCCCAACGGCGGCCACTACCAATTCGACGCAGGACAACCCGCACAACCACAACCCGCCCCCGAATGGCTAATACAACTGCTAACCCCCGAACCAGCTCAACCAAAACCTGCACCAACCCCAAACGTCACCAGCCAACCCGCAGAAAGCCCGGCAGCACGCTACTGCCAAGAAACCAGCTGGCCTGACCTGCTCACCGCAGACGGCTGGACACTCGCCTTCATAGACCAACGCACAGGCGAACATCATTGGACCCGACCGGGAAAAAAAGAAGGAACATCAGCAACCACCCACTACGCAGACACAGACGCCCTAGTGGTATTCACCACAAGCCTTGACTGGCTGCCACCCGGTGCTTACTCACGCTTCGGCTACTACGCCAACCGACACCACAACGGCGACCGCAGCGAAGCAGCCAGCCAACTAGCGCAAACCTACCAACACGACACAGAACAATTCTTCACAAACCAAACATTCACCAGCACCACAACCACCACAGAAACGCAACCAGAAACCCCAAACACACAACGGCTAGAACTTGCGCATTTAGTCAATTGGGAAAAACTGTGGACCGACGACCGACCCGATCAAGAATGGATTGCTGAACCGATCTTGCCGGCCAAAAGAAGCGTCAGCATCTACGCACCAGCCAAAGCAGGCAAATCAACCATAACGCTAGCCATAGTCGCAGCAGTAGCAACCGGCGGCTACGTCCTCGGTCACCACAAAGCCACACCAACAGACGTACTCTATCTGGACTACGAAATGACCGAAGACGATCTGATAGAACGCCTATCAGGACTCGGCTACGGCCCCCAAGACGACCTAACAAAACTGCACTACGCACTACTACCAAGCCTGCCGCCCCTAGACACAGCCGAAGGCGCAGCCGCCCTACTCACACTCGTAGACCACACCAACGCACAATTAGTAGTCGTAGACACCTTCGGCCGTGCAGTCGAAGGCGACGAAGACAAAGCCGACACCGTACGCAACTTCTACCGGCACACCGGGCTAGCACTCAAAGCCCGTGACGTAGCCGTATGCAGAACAGACCACACAGGCAAAGACACCAAAAAAGGGCAACGAGGCAGCAGCGCAAAAAACGACGACCTAGACGTAGTTTGGCAACTAGCCCGCACACAATCACGCACAGGCGACGGACTCACCCTAACCCGCACCCACAGCCGCATAAGTTGGATACCCGAACAAATCCGAATAGAACGAATCGAAACAGAACACGGCCACGACTACCGCGCAGACCTACAAAACGAAACATGGCCAGACGGAACCCGACAAGACGCAGACCTACTCAACCACCTACAAATCCCCTTAGACGCATCGCAACGGCAAGCAGCGCAAACAAT